TATTCAGATAAAAAAGTTTGATCACGTCTCTCTAACCATGTACCTTGTTCCGTAGTATTAGAGGCATTAAATACTTCTACACCTCTTACAAATAAAGCTCCTGCAGGTACTCTTATACTATTTACATCAGCTGCCATTGTTCCTTCTTGAACAAATCTATCTGCATCCATTGGAATGTCTAAATTAATTCTGTGTTGAGCAGCCATAATAAAACCATCAACAATAGTTTCTGTAAATACATTAGCATCAACTTCAGTATAATCTCTGATAGCTGTTACTAAAGTACTATATGTATAATGTGTTAATCCTGCCATAGTTAACCTCTATCATTAACGGGTCCAATTGTACACTGAAAACCGCCTCCTGTTACTGCTGTAGTTGCATTAGATACTAAAGGCACAGTTAATGAATTATATAACGTTTCTGTTTGTGATGCTTTAGGACCCACAACTACTGTTGTTGCTATAGCTGTTGCTAAATAAGATCCATATACTTTTGCTCCACTAGTGTGTGTTCCTGCAGTTGTAGCTGGAGGAGTAGCTCCTCTATAAGGTGCTGCCGTTCCTCTAGTGCATCCTGTTAAATCATTAGTTGATTTTCCTGTGTATTGAATAGTTTCATTTTCATAAGCTCCAGATGTACTATTTACTTTTTCAATTACAATGTATCCTGATGTTGGAAATTCTGATGCATCAGTTAAAGTAATTGTTGTATCCGAAGCAGTAAGTGTTTCATTTAAAGCTGTAGCTAATTCAAATGTAGATACCACAACGCCTCCAACATTTTGTTTAACAGCTTGAAATCTTACATAAGAAGTTCCTGCGTTTAAACCATTGTTTGGAAAAGATACACTTAAAGTTGTTGATGCAGCGGTAGTTGTAAAAGGATTTTCTGGTAAAATATCTTGTACTGCAAATTCTGTTCTTGCAGGTCTTGCGTGTAATAAAGCTTGTGGATCTGCTCCTACTGGATGAGGTTCTAATTGGGGTTGTTTAGCTTCAAATTCAGATGTGTGAACCCAGGCTCCTGTCCATTCTTTAACCATTTCTTTATAAGGAAACGCGGCCCCTGATCTATCTGAGATAGAGAGTGCTCTACTTCCTTTTGCAAATCTAGCCATAATTAAACTCCAGGGTAATATGCTTTAGGAGTAATAAATGTGCTAGCCGGTGAACCATCTTCTGATAAAGCTCTAGCAAATTCATCCTCATATAACAATTTCATTTCTTGTGTTCTTTGTGGTGCAAATTTCATAGATAAATAATAAGCTAATCCTGAAATCATACAGGGAACAAACCTGTAAGGCGTATCTGTTGCGTTACTATAAGCTCCAACATCTTGAATTCTTTTTACATAATAAATATTTAAATAATTACTAGCTGCAGTTGAATTAGGTAAAGGATAAATAGTTACTGTAACTTTATCAATAAATCTTTGAATCCAGAATTGTGAAGGAGTTCCAAGGGATGCTTTATTTGCTGTTGCAGCATAAGCGTCTCTTGCAACTTTAGTTAAACCTGTATCTGATTGACTTGTTGTATTATAATTTTGTCTATAGTTAACATTTAAAATATCTGTGATACCATAAACATTTGTTGTTGGCACAGTTGTTGCTTGAGGTGAAGCTGCTGCTGCTGCAGCACTATCAACTGAGTTTCTATAAAAAGTATAAGTACCTGCACCTTCGTCTGTTGCATTTACATCAGTTGAAGAACCTACTATTAAATTAATATTAGTATTCCCAACTTCCCAAAAATGTGCACCTCTATTACCCCATTCTTGAAATAATATATTTAAAGATCTTCTAGCTGTTTTAAGTTGATGTCCAGCAGTTCCAACTAAACCAATACGCTCGTAAGCATCTTGTATAATCTCATCGATTGAAAAGTCCTGATCAAATTGATAAGAACCTGAAGTTGTATTAGACATTTAATACTCCTTTAAAATGTTCCTACTATATAAAAGAAATCACAGTTAGTTACATCTGCATATATTCCAGTGTCAGCATAAATACCTGCTCCTGGTAAATTAAATTCCATAAATTCATTAGCGTTTGCTCCAAACTTACCATGAAAAATTAATGCAGAAGCTGTTTTTGAATCTCCAATTTCATTATAAAGTTTAATTTCAGCGTCTGCTGCAGAAGCTTGACCATATATAGTCATAATATTTGCTTTAGTAATATTGGCTGCTGAACCGGCTACGAGTGCTTGCACTTGTCCGTCTGCTGCTAACACAACTGATTGTCTTACTTTTGATGTTATTGCCATAATTTTATTCTCCTTAAAATTTTGTAGGAGCCCCGAAGGGCTCCATTAATTATTTATTATGCGTCCGCAAACGGAGTTACTTGTGTGCCAGATGATTTTATGTATGCTTCCACAAAATATTGAGCACTAGCTACCGCTGTGACTTTAATCATAGTTCCAACAATTCCACCTGAAGTAGTACCATTAAAAGTCATTACATCATTAGATGTTCCTGGGAACCAAGCTGCGCCGGTTGCTGCAGTAGATACTAGACTTTTTGCAAAACCAATAAATTTATCAGTTCCGTCTGTTAAAATATCCATGTCTGTTGCTGCAGTTTGAACAATAAACGTATAAGTAGCTCCAAGATTAGATGCTACATTTGGATCATTAGATCCAGCCGTTGAACCTGCACTACCAGTTGTAATGCTAGGTAAAGTAAATTTACCGTCCGCGTCATTACAAAGTAAGATTCTACCTGCATGATTATTCATTGTTAAAGTTGTATCAGCAGTTAAACTAACTGCTGCTGTTGGTCCGAAATTAATAAAACCATTTAATGATCTTACTGGTCCCGAAAATGTAGTTGTTGCCATGTTTATATTCTCCTAGTTATTATGAATACTGTCTCTAGGCCGTCCACTATATTAGGTCAGCATTCAATTAATTTATTATATAGTAAGTAAGTAGTACACTAGATTTGAATAGAGTGCAAGAGATCCTACGGTAAAAATGCGATTTACGCAATGTAGCTTTGGTGACTTAAGTAGCTACAGAAACTTGTGGAGCAGCGCCTTCTACGCTGTTTTGTAAGTGAGCAATTCTAGCTTCTTCAAGCTTTATGTCAGTAATGACCTTTTTAATCGTGTCATCAATCCTAACCATTTCAAGAGTATATCTGTTATTATCCAGATGCTCCTGTTGCCACTTCAACTCCAAGTACCTTTTTTGTTTGTATAGGTCTCGTATCATTAATAACCTCTTCATAAGTTATTCTATTTAATCCCGGATGATAACTATCTCCGAGATGTTCCCAAACTATACTCTTTTCTCCTAGTTTGTCAAGTATAACTTTTTCAATATTTTCAACTGAATCATCAACATGTTCAATACTAAATTTAGCATGGTAGTTGTAGGCCCATATATTGATTAGAGTTTTTTTCATAATTTTTCTTTCTACTATTAAAATGTGGCCGAAACATGTCCGGCCACAAAATGATTATTGCTTACGCACCTTCACAACCGTAGATACCTCTAAAGTCAGAAACGCCAAAAGCGTATCTTTCTCTAGCTTTGTATCTAACATTGCCTGTATCGAAGTCTCCTTCCATTGAAGTAGTCAATGGAGTTCTTGAGAACATCTTCATACCATTTGGAACGTCTGTTGTAATGTACCAAGAATCAGCGTCAGTTAGGAAGTTGTTCACTCTGTAACCTTGAGGAATCATACCCATTGAGTTGATTGCATTGATGTCATTATCAGCTGTTTGAGTTCTGCCTTGAGACTTCATAAGTCTTTCAGCATTGAACTGATTTGCAGAAGGAATTATCATTTTAACTCCTTTTGCAGCTATTCTCAAACCTCTTTCATCAGTCATAGCAGCAATATCAATCAATGCTTGTTCTAATGAAGTTTCGTTTAAGTCCGCTTGAGTTGCTAAAGTGTTTGATACTGTACCCGCGATAGTTGGGTGAGAAGTACTAAACAAGTTTTTGCCATCACCTGATTTAAATGTTGATGTACCAGTTATTGCTGGTAGACCATTATTTAAAGGGTTAGCGCCTTTAACTTCTTTTGCGTTAGACATAGATCTTGCTAGTGCTTTTGTGTATCTAGAAGAAAGTCTGTCATAAAGGTTGTCCTCTATTGCTTCTTCTGTGATAGCGAAAGCTAGCGCGATCGTTTCCATAGTGTATCTTGCAGTATAAGTTTCTTGTGCATCATCGTATGATACGCCTTGACCTTCTGCTTTTACATCTGCGTTAGCGAAACCAGATAACATTACTTCCTCTTCGAAAGCTCTGTCTGATGATTCCGTCGTATAAATTTCAGCGTGCTGATTTTCATACTTTTTGTATTCCAGGCCGAATAGTGCATTCAAACCTGGTTCTAGTTCTTTAACTAGCTGTGCTCGTGATATTGCCATGTTATTATGCTCCTATTATTGCCATGTTACAGAGTTATCTAAGTACTGGTTAAGATTCTGACAAACGACAACGGTTCTATTCGCCGCATTTTCATTATTTTCAGGATCTTCTGCCGATCTTAGTAAACGCCATTGATTTGCTGTGTCCGATACTCCCGCTAGTAATAGCTTCGAGCTTGACTGACCAGAAGTTTCTGATCCTGCTGCAGTTACAGTCATACCGTATGTTTTACCATATTCTGCTTGTGCTGCTGCCGTGTCTAAACAAACTGTAAACAGTTGTAGAGGGTTGTCAATTACGAAAGCCGTAACGTCTTCACTATTAGCCGGTGTAATCGGCTGATTGTACCAGTTCGCCCATGTAGGTTTTTGAGTCGTTGATGCATTATAAAAAATGCCATTCAAAATTCCTATAGAGCTATCTGTTATAGCCGCTTGTGCAGTTTTAATATATCCAACTTTGCTCTGTACTACAGAACCTTGGAATAAATCAACAGCATAACCAGCATCTATGTAGTATTTGCCTTGACCGCCAGCAGCGTCAGTTGAACCAACAGTGCCTTGAGCTATAAGACCAAATCCTACGGTGTTTCTATTTGCCATAGTTATTTTCTCCTTATGTGACCTGTCCTTGCGGACCTCCAGTCACGGTTAATGTTATCGTTGGAGAAAGAAATATTATTTCTTTGTACCACCGAAGTTTTTGCTAGAATGCTCATACTTCATGGGCATTCTTTTATCCTGATCCTTCAGTAAGTCGTTTTCTAAAGCTTCGTTTTGTCCTTCAGTTTGTCTTTGCTGATAGGCAACACGGCTTTGTGCGAGTTCTTCCGGTATCCTTGCCAGGAGAAGGCCACCTACTCCAATGACTCCAGCGTATTTTCCGTCCATGACAACAGGGTAGGATTCAGAATCATATTCGTCAGCTCTCACTAACTCATAACCAGATCTCAATCTACCGTGAATACTTTTGGTATCATTGAAACCCATTGACTCTGCTCTTATCCATCTGTGCCTAAATCCGTCAGGCGCTGGTGGTGCATCTAAAGATGATGGGGGCTTATACTCTTTTGGTCTTTCAGTCTTTGACCGAATATTAGCCGCACGTAAAGGTTTTTTTTGTTCTTCTTCTTTTTTCATATGCTTATGCTCCTTCCGTGAGTTTTAATTGTTTTGCATACTCTTCTAGTGGCACACCTAATTTTTTAGCTATTGCTACCTGTGATGATGTGAGTCTCACAGTTTTGCGTCCTTGTTTTACACTTCTATTCGCAGAAGCCACCGACTGAACGGGTTTAGACGTAGTTGTATCAGTCTTACCAAATTTATGAGGAAAGTCAACTCTAATTCTCTTGTCTATTTCTACATAATATTCTTCACCTTTAGGATCAAAGCCTTCTTTATCCACTAAATCCTTATGAATTTCGAACGCAGTAAAAGTCATGGCTCTATCTTTTCCAAACCATGTATTTCTACTAGCCCAATCTTCAGCTTCAGGATCAGCTTCGGGTAATGATCTCGGTGTCTGTCTTGGTAATCTACCGCCGTCAGATAATTCAACAGGAACTTCCTGTTCAACGTTCTGTTTTTGTTGTTCCATTCTTGCGTTTTCAAATGCAAGAGTAGCAACTTTTTTATTAGCTTCAACTTGAGCAACAGCGTCACCGGCTTCAATAGCCATTGCAAGTTCTTTTTGCGCAGACTCCATTCCAGTTTTTAGATTATTTTCAAACTTTTTAGTATAATCTAAATCTACTTTTTTAAATCGCTCATTATCAAGTTGTCTTTTTGTTTCTACAGCTTTAGCATATTCAAGAGCAGAAGCTTCTCTTCGCTCCGCCTCTCTCATCTTACGAGTTAATTTCGCAATACGAGCTTGAACGCCTTTACCGTAATCTTCTAATGCTTCGTCTTGTGTTCCTGTATCCGTTTTTTCTTCTACTACTGTTTCTTGTTCCGTGGCTCCTGTTTCTTTTTCGGGTGCAGTTTCAATTACTGCTTCCTCTTTTGTCTCTTCAATCGATACATCGACCTCTGGGCCGGATGTATCTAAATCGACAGTTTTTTTCTCTTCTTCTGGCATAGTGTCTCCTTTTCTACTATGTTAATATTTGTGCAGGATATCTGTTGGATCCTGTACGGTTGCAAGTATTTCATCTTCATTTAAAAGACGAACTTCGCCTCCTTCAATTTCAATACGTGATCCTGCATAACGTGCAAAGACTACCCAATCACCAACCTTGCACCACGGACCATTGGGATATCTTTCTTTATCAACATAACATGCATCACCCATCGCAATAACGTTTCCGCATTGTGAGGCAACTTGTTGTCTGTCGATAGTTTCATTTCCTAATAGGATTCCGCCGTCAGTTTTCTCTTTCATTCTGAAAGGTAAAATTAACATTCTCCAGCCGGTAGGCATGGGGAGCTTAGTGGTTTCTTTGGTAATTTCTTTTTTAGGTTCTTCTTTGTATTTGTCTAAAAGTGCTGACTTAACTTCTGGGACCTCTTTTGAGGTCGATGACTGTTCCGCTTGTTTCATTTTGTTCCTTATCGGTTAGCAGGGTAATGATTTCCTGACGCACTGATTCCAATGCGTTTATTTGTCCTATTATATACTTGTAAGTCTCCATCTTGTCAACTCCACCAGAAGTGACAGATATTGATAATTGATTTATTCTATTGTCTAATGCTCTTCTTAATTTAGTTA